AACATTTTCATTTAAGCGATGGTGATTCTAAAGATATGTACCTCAGAATGAGAAGCGATGGTATGAATGAAGATGGACTTAAGAAGTTTGTGTTGATGGAAGATCGTCTCCTCCAAATTGAAAAGATGTCTGTGTGTTCGGGACTCCCTAACATCATAGAAGCTACAACCCTGTCAAATATCATTAAAGATATATTCCCTAGGTACAACTTTGCCTATCACACTATACACCTCAAACAGGTGGCTGAACCACTTAAAATCGTGAACACGAGAGTAACATGTTAAATAGGTTCCATATAAGCATTTTATGTCTAGGACTTTCCATATCGTTGAAGTTTTTTGTAATATACATGATGAGTCCATTATCATCCGCTTCACGCGGACCGTACATCTTTTCTAGGTTACACATACCCTCTTTACTCACCCTACCTTTTCTAATATAGTCCGCCACAACATATATGACTCCGTCTAAAAATTCTTCAATAGCCATGTCAATCCAGGAATTTTTAGGTGTACCCCACTCTCTCGTGTCAGAATCAACAATAACTCCATGACCATATCTCTTGAGACCGATGTCCAGACGTTCAGTCAACTGTTCATCGATTGTTTGCATTTTATAAATATATGCGAGCTATTCCTTAAGTTTACATAGTTTCTCTCTTAGCTTTTACCAATGGTTTGGGACTCACATTCTTTGTATTCTTTTTGTTGTTCAACCAAGTTTTCTTGTACCTCGCGAATTTTGTATTGGTTGGTTTGTGTATAAGGATATAATTGGTGGCACTATTTTTGTAGGCCGTTACCATATTACGGGGAATACCCGATACGTTGAGTGAGTTCATGATGAACTTCTTCTCAAGGTTGCGTGCACGCTCACGCTTCCATTTGTTCACTATATTTTTCTTAACGTCATCCACATTCTTCTTGAATGGAATACCCATTTTGTTACCCGAGGTCATCTTACCCAAACGAACAGTCATTTCACGAATATCATTGTTTAGAGAGGGCATGACATTCTTGTAGCGATCCATCCATCGCTTACCATAAAGTTTAATAATATCTTTTCGGATTGTATTGCCATTCAGACCTCTCTTTTTCATGACTTGTTCAGTTCTAACAACCTTCTTTTTCTCAGCTACAACCTTCTTCGTGGGTGGGGTATTTGGTTTTGGTTTGGGTGCAATCATATTGTTTCGTACTTTTTCAATCTTTTTACAGAGAGTAATCTTAGTCTCCTTCTCATCAAGTTGTATCTTGAGAATCTTGGCAACCCTCAAAAGTTCTGTTTTATCATAGTTCATACATTTAGATTTCCCAACTTTGAAATCTTTATTTGACCCCGAAAGTTTAACATTTTTCTTCTTATTCGTATTCTTGAAGGTGGTACTTTTCTTGTTCGTGATCAAGTTAATCTTTTTGCATATTTCTTCCTTCTTGGTACTTTGGGTGATACCCACAACACCCAATTTCTTCGCGAAATCTACAAGCTCTGGTTTAGAGAAACGCATACATTGGACACCGTTAATTTGGATATTTAAAACAGGGTCGCGCTTCTTAGTTGATTTCTTCACAACCGTACGGGGACCGATTTTCTTCTTAGGACCTCTTTTCTTGGGAATACGAGCACCTTTTATAAACTTATTGGCAAATTGTCCGGTTACGATAATATCACCATTTGCATTCATAATCTTAATCAACTCTATAGCGTTGTTGTAGGCAACAAGCATATCAGCAGGGCTCGGGGCGCCAGATATTTGAACATTTCCAGTTTGAGCAAAGTTGTACTTGTGACCCTTATAGTTGACATACATGAAAGGAGAAAGTTCAGGTTCAAAATCTAACTTGGTTACACCTACGGATTCGTATACTTTCTGCTTTTGACCAGCTATAGAACTAAAACTTTTAAAATTACCATTAATCCTGAATTGTCCACTGAGATTGTTATATTCAAATGGATTGTAGAGGAACGCCTCCTTCTCACTGTACGTGTTTACTATGAAACGACGAATGAGTTCGGGTTGACTGGCAATATTTGTACCGATAAAGCCACCAGAGAACCGAATCTTTCCATTTTTGTATAAGTTTACGGTAGCACCCTTAGATTCTATGCCATTTGAAACAATAATTTTGAACTGAACAGTGAAGAATTTTCGGTTAATGTTACCACGTTTCCCATATTCACGTGTATGAGAGAACCCTTCTTGCATTGCACCATACCTCCCTATTATCTCCCGGGTGTCTATATAAAGACCCTCACCGATAGGTGTTTTTGGTGTTGGTGTTCTCATAAGTATTTTTTTGAGATCAATGAGCTCACCTTCTCGAGGGAACTCCTTGTTTACTGTGGCGTTAAACATACCTGGATTTAATTTGCTAAAAGTAAGTTCTGTTGTGGGTAGTAGGGGAATTGGAACTGGAACCGGTGGTCCAATGTCATTGAGTATCCCGTTTATCATTCTTTTATTTTCATTTGGGAGGTTGTTATAATTAACGTTATTATTCCAATTAGATTTGTTGATATATTCGGAAAACTCCCCATAATCTGCGTTACTTATCATGTTCTTCTCGAGGCGGTCTGGGAATCCCTGTTTTTTTAATAGATTTGTTTCCAATTCTCTAGCGAAATTGTTATTTGACGCATTCGTGGAAACGGAGGTTGGAGTGATTTCCACCCCCGACTGATTCACAAACTCTTTGAGCTTTTGGCTCATTATTACTATTTAGTAGTATTTTTTTTAGTAGTCTTCTGTGAACCCTAGACTCTCGTCAATCACATCTATACCATAAATTACAGGTTGCTTTGGGTATGTTCGCCCATTATAAGTCACAATTTCTTCCCTGACCTCAATTTCTCTAGAACTAAATGGTCCAGCATAGAAGTCCTGTGTAAATTTATGTCTACCCAAATTATTTGCCTGACAGTGTTGGTTGAAGACCTGCACAAACAGCTTCTGAGGGACGAAGACGTCCTTGCCATACTCAACGAGGGTACTTTCCATGAAGTTGTGGAGGGAACTCGCAACCATTGCAACTTGTTTCTGAACTTGCATGAAATACTCTGGTACCACCCTCCAAATATCCTTGTCCTTGTATTTGTTAGAATAATCTAGGTAACCCCTGATACACTTGAGAAGAATGATAGGAAGCTCTCTGTTAAGTTTCTCATCAAGCTGAGGGTCCGCATCTCGCACCTGCTTCGAGAAGTTCCAGGTAAGAATACGACGTAAAACCGAACCGGAGTTATCTTTCCAGTTTGGAACTTCATTTCCACCAAGTACACCAGGAACATTCCACTCAATCGAAACAGCAGTCTTGTTTTTGACAGCAACAGAGACATCTTCTCCTGATACCATAGACTGGAACTCCGCCTGTTCAAGTGCGAGATCACCCTTCACCTCTGGTGCGATGAACATGAAAGCATCCTTAATGGCTGAAAGACCAAACTTCTTTTCAATATTGTTTGAGAGTGTACCAACATCTTCATTCTCGTAGAACTTCTTGAAAACCTTCGTAATGAGGGTTGATTTACCAGATCTCGCAATACCCTTGAAGAATGGAATCACCTGCCAGGCATCCATCTCACCAACATCGTAGCAGAGACGACCACCCATAACATAGGCCCAGTTACATACTTCTGGTTCAAATTTCTGATATTTGAGAACAGAATCAAAAAAAGGTGTTGGAATATCTTGCCATTTCTCAATGTGGGAGAAATCGTCAAATTGTTGATCAAAATATTTACACGCTATGATAGTTGGATCAAGGCAGCGAAACTCTTTACTCTCATATGGGTAGAAAGAACAATCATAGATACCCCGGTCTGGAATCCATTCTTTACCAACGAATACACCATTCTTGAAACTCCATACATGTCGGCGCTTTGTAATCTCAGGAAACTGTGCGTCAGTACATTTACCCATATTATCAACAACGTCTCTGTAAACGTTACCCCTACTCGTAAAGTTCTTCCACATGGTAAAGTCGTCATCTTTTTGTGCAAGAGAATAGACAAACTGTTCAATCGTAAACTTTGTTTGCCAAGCGCGGGTACGATGCCCTTCAATAGTTTTAATCTCTTCACAGCACTGTCCCTTGTATCTGCGGTAACCGGCTTTGTAAGTCTGATCTAACGAATGTAGGAGACACATTTGGAATGGAGTTGTTTTCTCGAGCTCTTCTTCGTCCATGGTAGAGGGATCTCCAGAAGTACTGAACTGTGGGAGAGCTGTCGGGTTATCTACTCTCTCAAATGATGTATAATGGCGTCGGATATTATCATAACCATCACTTAATTGTTTTAGTATGTTATTAATTCTTCGTACAAGTGTCATCCCATCGTCATTTGATTCTTTCTTATGAATTTTTAAGTCTCTTGAATGGTTCTTCATATTTATAAGATATGTTCTCTGTTTCTCACGAATACCTTTGATAGCTAGAATGTCTATTTGACTTGGGTTTGGATTTCCAAACTCATCAAAGTTATCAGGGTGTACAAATTGACGATATCCCAACTCACGTGCATTTCTAAAGTCGTTCGTCTTTAGAGACCAAGCCTGTTCAAACTTATTAATGACGTCATGCACCTGTTCTTCTTTCATCGATTGGATATGCTCTTTTTGAAGCTGTATGAGAGCATCAAACTTATTGGGATCCTTATCGATGAAATGGGTATGCTCCATTCTAATTTAATACAATACGATTTTTCTTTCTAAGCCGATTTTGGGGGTTGCATTTTGGAAAGCATTTTAATTAAGATCTTGTTTTGAGTTTCTAATTGGTAACAAAGGTTCACTAGGGCCGAGCATATCGTGTCTCCATCGGGTGTGGCCAGAAGGGATGTCATGAGACCCCCGAGATCCATATTCTCGTCATCATCGTCATCGTCATCGTTGATTTCATAATCATCCTCATCGGTCATAACATTTTCTTCCTCTGAAAGAATCTCACCCTCTTCAAGTTCACTTTCCTCTTCAGGATGAGATGACATTTTAACATACACTGAGAAATTTCAAAATGAAAATTTTCGCATGCAATGCGATTTTAACCAGAATAAAAATGTTGGGGTATAGTACAACAACTCTCAAAATGGCCGGTGGTCTTATGCAACTCGTCGCCTACGGCGCCCAAGACGTCTACCTGACCGGAAACCCAAAAGTGACCTTCTTCCAGGCGGTCTACAAACGCCACACTAACTTCGCGATGGAGAACATCGAACAAACCGTCAACGGTACCGCCGCCAACTCCGGCCGCGTGTCCGTGACCGTCGCCCGTAACGGTGACCTTGTCGGTGACATGTACCTCGAGATGGAGTCTGATGCGACTTCGTCCAACACCCACTCCGGTATCCCCGCTGTGTGGGTCGCTGAGCGTGCGATCGCGAGCGCTGAACTGTCCATTGGTGGACAGCGCATTGACAAACACTACCAGCGATGGTGGCGTTTGTACTCGGAGCTTTACTTGGACGAGTCCAAGAAGGCTTCTTGGGGTAAGATGACCACTGCGATGGATTCCAAGACTGTGTACCTTCCCCTCATTTTCTTCTTCAACCGCAACCCCGGTTTGTTCTTGCCTCTGATTGCCCTCCAGTACCACGAGGTCCGTATTGATTTCGATCTGGCCTCGGACATGGAGACCTACCTGAACAAGGGTGTGTTCAAGGTGTGGGCCAACTACGTCTACCTGGACACCGAAGAGCGTC